TGCTATCGAAGCTATGCAATACGTTTGCAGATAAAGCATAGCTCATTCTCTTAGTATCTAAACCAGGTTTATCTACTTGTGTTCGTATATCTAAATAAATATCAGATAAATATTTCATTCTTATCCTGGATAATCTTGTATCGCTGTACTCCTGGTGTACTGGTAAACCAGAAGGCGTAACCCATTCAAGTGCCAGGTTATTTTTACCAGCAATACGGCCAATAAATTTAAACCACTTCATTGCCTCTACAGCTGGCTCGATTAGTGACGTTGCTTCCTTGTGTAACAGCCGTGCCATGTAGTGCATCGTTGACATTGACCCTTTTTTAGTTGTCCAACTGCCATGACCAAACAAATCCCTGGCTCTTTTTGTAGCCCAATCGTATGCAAAGTAGTAAAAGGCTGTGTTTGTAGCTGAGTATGGCGTAGTCATCACGCAAGGTTTAGCTAGTGACCTATCAGGTTGCAACATCAACCACTTTTTAGCCCTATGATCCTCTGTTGCACGCAGTTTTTGGTTAACTTTAGTGATAACTTCGGTGTATATATCCCTTGGTGTCTCATCATTCTCAAGATTAACCAGTATTCCCATCTCTTTTGACCGCAAAAGTGACGCATAATGCTGTATTCCAGAGCAAGTGCAGTCCAACATTACAGGTAAATTGCATTTGTAATCTGGTTCTGTCCTGTATAGATAGAAGGAGCGACAAAATGCTAAGAATGACCAAGGTTTATCTGCTCGCATCCAAAATTCTGCGTTAGTCCAGGGGTCGCTGCCACTATCTAAGATTAGTCCTAGCTTTTCTTCTGTCCAATCTATCCTGGTCTGCCAATCAGACTTGCCTAGGCCGTACAAGTTAGCACCATGTATGCGTAACCAATTCTCTGCCTCCTTACTATCTATCTTTGTACCATTAGCAAATAGTAGTAGCGACCTGGCTACATCGTTACCTTGTGGGTTTAAATAAGGTGGTCGATAGTAATATCTGCCTCTAAAATCCAGGCTCATAGGAAAATATATCTCTTGTTCTTCTATAAATCTGCGTGCTACCCATAATGTTTTAGCCTGGGCAATCCTTGCACCTCTAGTCTTATCGTTCTTCTCATGTATTGCCCTGGTTTTATACCTCCATCTCTGTATGCCTGGATCATTCTCCTCTAAATGTTTAGGGTATGGGTCGATAGGCCAACCATCTCTAGGCAGTAAGCAACCCACCTCCATGTTTCTATCGTATGCGTATTCTATTTGCTCATACATCCAGGTATTTACCTTCCAAGGTACAGACTGATGTATGTTTGCAGCCTGGATAAACTGTTCTTTGCCTGTTGTTTTCTCTGCAACTAGCTCAGAGTTACTCTTCATAAGAGTTAACGGCAAGTTTTTATTTCTATAGCCACCATCGAGCGTGCTAGTCCAGGGTCGAGGCGGTATATACATAGGCAGATAGTTAGGAGTCATCAATTCTTGCTGCTCTTTTACTTTGCTTACCCATGCCAGGCATTGTTCAGTAGGCAGGACTATTCTTCTTGCTGGCCTGACTGTGTTGTCTAACTTTATCTCTATCAATCCAGTATATTTTTCTATCAGTTCTATGAGTAGGACTCCTGATGCCATGCGCTCCTTCGGTTGCCAGTTATCAGTCGCCTCCATTCTCCTGATGTAAGCCATCTTGTGCGCTTTTCTACTCCTACCACGCCTAAAGTTTTTTAATTCTAGGAGGCTCGCTCTATCGAGCATAGTCTCTATCCATAATTTATCTGCAATATCAGTAGCAACAGAGTGCAGCGTAGGGTTAGCACTAAGACTATCTATCACAGTTCTTACTCCGCACGCAGCTACTTGCTGCGCAGGAAGATATGTAAGTGGCGTAAGACTAGCAAAGTTTTTACCAGCTGCTCCCTTCTCTATCTTTCTACGGATAGCTCGCAAGTGCAGGACTATTTCATTGCATCCATGCGCAGATAGAGCCTCCCCCCATTTAGAGAGAGACTCCATTTTGTTTTTCTTTTGTCGGTTGCCCAGGACTCTAACCCTATCGCAGCCTAGGGTTAGCATCTCTCTTTCAAGGTTGTCCTGGTCTACTTCTGTTCGGGTATTTTCGCTGCCCAAAAGTCATACTCCTTATCAAAGTTATCGACCATCCAGGACTGCGTAATGTAGTTAACAACTTCGCTATCTGACTTGCCTGTTACCCTGGCAAGTGCTTTGACTCTTCGATGCGCCTCCACGTTAAGAGTTGTTTGTATTTTTGTACTCTCAGGTTTAGTTACTTCCATGCTTCACCCCTAATAAAAAGATTTCTTTTAACGTAGGATACATCGCAGTTCTAATAACTACATCCTCATACTTTTCTTTAAGCCAGGCGTGGAAGGCTTCGTCTTGCACTTCTTCTGGTGTTTTTACTGGCGCAGGACTGTCAGGTAACATCATCCAATGTGTTGCGCCTGTTGGTATGTAGCCATAGCTCGAACTAATCCAAGTTCCAGAGTCAGAATAAAAATAAAGCACGTTGCCCTGGTTGTTGGCGTGTGCTTTATTTGGTTTCTTTTTAGCTAATAAATAAATTTGTTGATCTGCGCTCACCATTTTAATCTTGCTCCTGACTTCTTGTTGTTAAACTCTTCGACCCTTTTAATATCTATTAGTGCTGTTTCATTATGAAACTTTACTAAAGCATTAGTTAAATCAGTTCCATAAATAATTTTGCTAGTCATTACAGGACTGCTAGGGTTTTCGGGGTCTACCTGGTTAAAGATAACCTCATAAGGTTTTAGTTTTTCTTTGCTCATTGGTTCTGCTCCTTAATTAATTGTTGATAAAGTTTAAATAATCTCATAGCTAATAGCTTTACATCTTCAGCACAAAGCTGCTCGGCCATGAGCAGGACTGCAAGTTGTATCCTGTACTCCCTGCGCATATCCTCGGCAAGGGCTAGAGCAGTGTGAAACTGCTCCGCCTCCGTGTTTAGATACTTCATTTGTTTAGCGCCTCCTGGTTTTTGGCGTGTAACTTTGGATTGTTACCCATGAAATAACTTTTTAATTGGTCATCCTCTATCCTTTTTTGTATCGAGGGTGGACAATCAGTCCAGGACTGCTTTAATATCATCCACCCATGATCTAATAAACTAGGGATAATGTCCTTGTTTTGTATGTAATGTTTTAACATTAATCCTCCTCCTTATTTAAGAAAAAAGTATATGTTCCCCGATCTTTTGTAACCTGGTTCATTTGCCAGGTGTATTCCTCAGGGCAGGACTTCAACCACTCTTGAAAAGAGTCGTTCATTATGTGGCCGTTGTAATACTCACGGCCTTTTAATTCCTGGTGCATTGTTAAACCTCCTTAGAATGGTTGTGTCCAGTTGTCATACTGCCAGGATGTAATTTGCCTATCTTTGCAAAGTCCATCTGTCCAGTTATTCCAGGCTTCACGCTTGGCGGGATAATCAAAACGTTTTTCTTTTAAAAAATCTTTATACAAGTCCTTAAAAATAATTAAGGCCTGTTTTTTTGTTAGTGCCACGGATAAAACTCCTTTTTGTAGTGGGTTGTAAATGGTAGAAAATCTACCAGGGAGGCGACCAAGTGCGGAGGCCTCCAAGTTAGATTTAACTTTCGTTAAGGTCGGGTGCAAGTATTCCGAACTCTCCCCAATCTTGATGAATAATTAAATTATTCTTTTTAACTATGTCATCAGGGATTTTAAGGGCGTAGCCTCTTGGATCAGTATTAAGAAAGATCCCGAATTTAAGGAACTCTTCTGGCGTTGAATCTGGCATTAATAAATTTTTTAATTTAACTATTAATACTGCCTCTTGCCTGGCTGCTGTTTCATAGTATCCGTTGCCGTGTGTTTCCTGGATTGTTTGCGCCTGGACTTCTAACCTTCTTAAACTCTTGCATAGTTTGATAGGGTCAGTATCAGCAGGAAGAGAGAATATTTTTTTAATATCCTCCCCATGTTTTTTGATCCTGGCGTACATCTCAATTTTTTTGTTGGCTGTGGTGGTCATGTCAATAATTTAGAATGGTTTACTTTTCTTGTTGGTTCTGTTCCTGGTGGATAATCTCCCCAAGTTGCAAGAACCATACAAAGCAAGATTAATAAAAGATTTAATTTCATTTAATAACCCATAAACACGGCATAAGAATTTAATTCTTTATTGGTCATAGGTTCTAAACCTCGAGAGCCTGGGATAAGATAGCAACCGTTAGAGTCTTTTCTAAGTGTTCCTAGTCTTGGCTTCCAGTATTCCTCTAAGCATCTAAGTGCGCTAGCTGTTAAAGCTTCCATAATTTCTCCTGGTGGATTGAATAAGATTCTATAAAGAATCGTATTAGAATTATAAACGCAGTTTTGACTTATTGCAACTAATGGGCGGCTAGACTTACAAAAGTTATTGAATCAAAATATAAAAAAATCTAAAATACCAGGCAAAAACTGCAAATAATCCTGTAGTACTGTCAATAAGACAGCACGGCAGGGACTAAAAACTAAGTTATAGCAAGGACTATATATAATCCTGGACTGTTTTTGGACAGAATCTGGACACCCCCCAGGGGGGTAATAAGCAAATGACCTATATACGTTAACCCCTCAGATTTTTCTAACTAAAATCTAAGATATATCTAAGATATACTCCACCTGACTAATTACTATTTCTTCTTCTATAGTGGACAGTCAGTAATTGCAGTAGTTTTCATAATCGTTTATATTGTGACTGTGTTATCTTCACAGACACTCTTAGGGATCTTTCCGTGGTGGGTTGAGTTCCCTACAGAATTAGGAGACATTATGAAACCAAAAGACATTACAGAACAGCTAAGTAATCTACACGCAAATCTTGCTAGTCATCTTGCTACTTTGTTAGAGAGTGGAGAGGCGACAGTCGCTGATCTTAATGTTATTAGACAGTTTCTTAAAGATAATCAAATAACTGCACAACCAGCAGAAGGTAG